TAATCTGTGGTTCAATAGCAGGGTACTTGAACTCTACATCAACTCTTGTGACAGATTGATTGGGGAAAGCAGGAAAGTCAGGAATCACAGCACGTACAGGGGTGCTCTTGGGAGTTGACATTTTGACAACGTCAAATTGATCCATTTTTTCTTCAAATGATTTGAAGAAGCCTGGGGGAATATCACCTACCACTTTGATGCGGTATTGATATGTACGTTCACTTTCTGCGAGATATTTTGCAAATGGTTTCATGTCAGTATCCTATTGTATATTTATACTTTTCCGTTATTTTGGTCTTTACCCTTGAGCAAACGTTCCAATAAATCGTTGCGATTCAACACTTGTCCTTGTGCTGTGGCTAGTTGTTGTTCCTCGGGTGTCTGTTGATCCAGTCGCATTTTCTTCAACTGTAGATCAATAACCTTGAGTTTCTTGTTCATTTTGGCTGTTTTAGCTGTAATGGCATGGCCTAGCATGGTGCCTGCTACATTGAATATCTCACTGGCAAAGCGTGAGTCTACCTGCATGCCAAGATCCATGAGATCTTTGTAGCTGTCCTTGGCCAAGTCTGCAAGTTCATCCATCTCGCCATCACTGGCGTCAAGATCTCGCACTGCCGGCAATGCTGAATCAATCTTGTCAATGGCATCATCTATCACAGCCAGTTGCGCCCGTGTTTCTGCAATGGTAGGGATTTCATTTTCTGTTTCAATTTCAACAGAAGATGGTAGGTCAAACAACTCCTCTAACTTTCTGGTCATAACATCTCCTTTGTTAGCCACACTCGTTTGCCATCAATAAGTTTCCAGGTTTTTCCACGGTGGTTGTCTGCGGCTTTGAGCATAGTTTGTATGCTTCGTTCTTTTCTTGCTTCGATTGCAGCCAACAGCTTAGGTGTTTTAGTTTTCTTTTTACCAGTCATGCCCTTTTTCATATTAGCGATTCGTTCAGGGGTATAACTGTCTGGGGCACAGCAAGAATTTTTCATTCTTGCTGTTTTTTCTTCGGGAGTTAATTTTGCTAGCTCTTGCTTTTTAGTGTTGCTTAATTTTTGTTTTGACTCAACCGACCATGCTCCCCCGGGGCCTGCTTCTTCTATTAAATTTGCCCACTGATCGCTTTCTGCTACATTCCAGAGTTTGCTGTAATACAATCCCCACTCTTTAAGTTCATCTTCTGATTGGCATTCGCGAAGTATTTCTGTAGCAACATTGTTTCCATGTACTTCTAAATGTCTAGACCAGTATATGCCCGAGCCTGGGTATGTGTAAGGATCAATAGAAACAGTCTTGCCAAGGTATTGCAATCCTGTTACATTGTGAGTCTTTTTATAAAGATATATTTTCCGCGTCATGCGGATATTTATGGGTCAGTTACGACCATTGGCAAACATATCGTTTTCGGTGATTACTCTAAACGCTAGCCCCTGGCGGGCACACCACTTCTGAGCGGCTGCCCATTTGGCATAGTTAACAGCCACTACAGCACGGTCGCGGCTGCTCATTTTGCTTTCAATCACACTTTGTTTTTTGGGTTTGATCTCAATCAATTCTGCTCGAACTGTGTTGTTTTTTTGGCGGTATGTGATCAGGAAGTCAGGCACGTAATTGCTTTTCTTGCCTGTCACAGGATTCATATAGGGAATAGCAATACTTTCGCTGGCCCACTGGAGTACATTGTCATTGGTGTCACAAAAACGCATAAAACTGTGTTCCCACCCTGATCGATATCTGGGTGTGCCTTTGCCCACATACTTTTCTGGATTTAGAACAACGTATTGACCTTGTGCCCAACGACTCATTGTAGTACTAGTCTGGCTGCGTATTGATTGGGAACTGTGCTGGCGTTGATACCCAGCAAGGTAGCGCGGCTACGGATTGAATTAAGATAGTAGGCCAGGCTTGCTGTGAGATTCAATCCTGTTTGGCCTTTCATTGCGTCTAACAACGTCAGTGCCGGAACACGAGTTTCTTCTGCTACTCTAAACAAACTCACTGTGAAGTTGCCGGCAATACGGGCTGTGGCCATTACACTGCGAAAATACGAATACACAATGTCGTACTCATCAGCAGGAACGTTAACATCGTAGTTGTAAAAACTGTCAAAAACTCTAACAGTTAGGTCTTTGTTATAGTTGGTATAATTTACTGTGCTCATACACCACCGCCTGCAATTTGTCCTTGGTTGATTTGATTCACTGTGGCTTGATTACGAGCCGCGGTCGCTGTTGGGAAGAACACGCCATCAGCTTTGTTGGCCACACTGCGAATGGCGCCGGGTAATGCGCCCACAATCACTTGTGTACCAATTGCAGTGGCTTCTGATTTGACAATACTCTTGAGATTTTTGCCTTTGAATGTATTGTAAGCTGTGCTGGCTTTTTGTGCCGCGCCAATCAAGCCCAGTACAGAACCTGACTGCAGGTCGCTAGAAATACCTCCAGCAACATCTAATATGCCGCCTTGGCCTAAAATAGTAGCTGTGGTACCAGGGCGAGCCAATGGACTTGGCGTAGTGTCATAGTGTGCTGGATTAGCAAAGCCCGGAGCAGACTTGTTGGGTGCACCTTGCTTGTATTTTACTGTTTCGTAAGCAATGGTCATGGAGTGTTGCATGAGTCCGTTGCCTTGACTGTAGTCATAGGTGTCATGTGCCCAGTTTGAAATCAACGGGTTGATCAAGATATACTCAGCAAACTTGTGCTGATAATCAAATCCAAAAATTCTAATGTCTGAGAAGAACGGAGGCTTGCCTGATGAGCTCACTGTGCCGTCGTCAATTGCCTCGCCAATATAGCCCCAGTCGTTAACTCCGCCCATGCGGTCTTGATTGTAAATGTCTCGGCCGTTATAGCCAAACCCTTTGGTACCGTTGCCTTCTGCGCCCATGCTGCCATTGTTGTTGTTGGTAGAGCCATAGGCTTGGCTGGCATCTTTGTAGTAATAGCTGTAGTAGTTGTACCACATGTTACGCACTAGATCCGATCCGTCATCGTGGAATGTAATGTTTACAGGATCATAATTGATCTTGGTTTGAATCACACGTTTACGATTGTACTGATTGAGTGTTTCTGTGGCAATAGTATACTTGGGCAAGTCAACTGTTTTGACCACCAAGCTGAGATTGGCAATATCTTGGAGGCCAACTGCACCACGTATTTTAGGAATTACTGCTGAGTTGATTGTGAATGCCACATGAAATAAAAACTTAAATCGTGGTTTGAGTTCGTAACCGTTGGGAGTAAAAACGCGATTTGCGTGATCGTAACCACGCAAACCATCTACTGCGCTAAATCCTTTGAAGATTTGCTGACCAAATGATGCTAATGACGATGACATTAGTTATTAGCCAGTTTATTAGCTGGCTGCACCAGCACCTGTCACAACGTCACCTAGTGTTCGACCAATAGCACCACCAACACCAGCACCGTTAGATCCAGATGGGATTTGGTTGGCATTATCGTAAGCAATAGACAGGGTGATTGAAACAACTTGACTGTCAGCGTAACTCAATTGTCCGTAGTCTGCTGACTTCAAGTAGCAACCATACAATTCCCAAGTTTCAAGAACTGTAGGTTCAGCAGAGCCATTGCCCCCGTCTAGAATTTCCAAACGTGTTAAGAATTTGTAGTCAATACCGGCACTAGCTGAAGCCATTTCCAGGAAGTCCATTTGCTTCTGCAGTTGAGATCCAACCAATTTGCTCACTGAGCCAGATGCGTCGTCACGAATTTCGCAAGCAACGTCGGCCCATGTAGGTTTACCAGCCAACTTCAATGTTGAGTTGTAGATTGGTATAGTAATGTCTTCAAAGCTCAGGTTAGGTCTGTTGAAAGTCATTACCTGTTTTGTTAATTCAGTAGTAGGGCTTGCGCTGGCGCCAAAGTTCTCAAAAAACACACGGAAGCGATATTTGAGTTTGGGCATCAACAAGCCCTGATCAGCCTGGCCACCCAGTGGAACTGACATTCTTGATAGTGATGAACTTGCCATTTTGTTGGTATCTCCTGTTACTTTTATTTACCTGAAATGGTGGGTGAAAAATCACCCACCGTTTTCATTAGGATGCTTGTCCTGAGATTTCGCCAGTGTTCTTGATACGCAATGGAATGTAGATAAACTCCACTGCTTTCACTGGTTCAATAGCAATATCCAGCCACAACTCGTTGCGGTCAATACGTGCTGGAGTATTGTTACTCAAGTCACAAACCACCAAGTAGTCATAGATACCACGCTTGGCCACCAAGTCAATCATCAAGCTGTTGACTGTGTTGGTGATTTCAGCACGAGTAATATCGTCATTGGGTTCAAACAAATACAGTTTGCCAATCTCTTCAAGTCTACCACGCAAGAACGCAACCAGTCGGCTAACGTTGATACGATCCAGTGCGCTGGTAATACTTGTTGTGGTCTTGTTACCAAAGTTAACAATACCCACACCTGGGATGAAGGTAATTGGGTTGATGTCGTTTTCATACAACACATCACGTAGACCTTGTCCCATGTTCAACTGCTGGAATTCACCAGTGGCTGCATCAATATAACCAATAGCAATAGCATTGTCAACAACACCACGACGTGTACCAGCAGGTGCTAGCCATGGATAGCTCACTGCATCACTGCGGATAATAGTACGCATCATCATGTGACTTGGTGCTGTTACCACTGTGTTGCCTGACAAGTCTGTAGTCTGGCA